ACTGCCGGGAATACTTACGGTCGTCTGATTGGTAAACGACACCGTATATTGGGGGCTCGGCGCCGCCAGACTGATGATCCCCGTTTGCGGCGTGAGAAACGTAAAGGTGGCATCATAGGTGAGCGTGTCAATCGCCACGGTATTGGGCTGAATGACCTGGCGCGGGGTTTCGGCATTGTACGCCTGGAAGAGCGGCGCGGGCGTGCCGAGGCGATGCGTCGTCCCGGCAATGGTAACGCTGGTGGTGGCATTGAAGGTGAAAAAGAGCGGGCTCTCGCCACCCCCAGGGAGAAACTGCTGGAGCCGCGCGGCGAGCGAGCCAAACGTGCCTTGTGGATTGGAGCCGAGGACCGTCTGGACCGCCACCATGGCCGACAAGGCATCGTTGATGACTTCAGAATCCAACCGCGATGCCGAATCGGGGGCCATCGGCGGCGCATTGATAAACGTCTGGCGCGTATCAATGACCCCAGGGTAGCCAGTCCCGATTCCCGCGCCGAGCTGAGCCATGTTAGACCTGTACTTTCAAGGCTTCGAGGGCATCCACACGCGTCGTGAGGGCTGCTACCTGTTCAGCCAGCGTTGCTAGCGTCACGCCTGCAACGGCTAGGGAGGGTCCCTGCGGCTGCAGGGTGCGCGGACGGACGTCCTGGACCACCTGGTCCCCCAGTACGCGCCACTGCTCCTGCATGCGCGAAGGCGCCGCCTCGTCGCGGATGAGATACCCATAGCCGGGCTCGTCCGCGCCGCGCTGGGCTTCCAGAAAGGCCCGCGCATTACTTTCCCAGAGCCCGACAATGGTCCCATCATCCGTGCGGTATTTGACCAGATAGGCCATACGCTAGCGCTGCCTCCGAAAGCCGACCATTTTGATATGATCGGCGCCGATGGAATTTGCGGCCGTGCCCCCATTCTTAAACGTGCCCACAAAGGCCTTGGTCCCGCTAAAACCCCCAGGGGCGGTATAGACGCCCTGGCACACCATCGTGCTGCGCCCCGGCCCCGTCGTTTGGCCATACGCGAGTTCTGGCGACCCCGAGGCCGCAGTATTTTCCCGGATGCGCAGCTCACACGCGTCCGCATCGGTGGCGACGCTCACGGTGGCGGTGAGCGTGACCCAGACTTGATCGCCGTCGTTGAGATCAAAGACGAGTGACGCCAGTGCCGTTTCACTGATCGTCACACTGAGCCCCACAATGTCCGTATAGGACACACTGTTGGTGACGGCGTTGACGTAGATCTTCTCTGTCACCACCGCCGACGGGGCGATGCCGGGCGTTTGTGCCCCGGTCTCCGGGCTCCACATGAGGGACCCATCCGCGCGGTAAATGAGAATGCTATAATTGGTCGGCCCCGCTGCAATCCGCCCAATCCAGACGCGAATCGTGCCGTTATCATCGCGGAGAATAATCTGGCGATTCACCCCGTCCAGGACAATCGGGGCAATCGACCCGGCCACTGGCCCCCCGAGGAATACCTGTGCGTTAATGGTACCCGCAATGATTTTATCGGCGGCCAGATCCAGAATATGGGCGTTGCGGATCAGCGCGTCTTGAATTTGGGCGACGCCCGTAATGACCGCCGTATCGGTACGTAGATGCCCCGCATTGATGACGCCAGCTTTAATCCCAGCGGCCGTGACACCGCTCTCATTCGCGTCAAACATGAGGCCGCCGATACTATTAAAAATCTGAATGCCGTACTGATCGGAGAGCGGCCCGAGCTTGCCCAAGAGGACGCGGTTATTGCCCAGGTACTGATCCCGGATGACCATCAGACTATTGGTGCCATCAATATAGACGCGATCCGCCACGCCAATACTGACCAGCGCCGTGAGCTTCCCGGTGAGAATTTTCGTCGCCACGAGGGAGCTAATGAAGGTGTCGTCCAGTTGCCCAGCGACGGCCGTCACCCCCGCCGTCGGCGAGGCCGGGTGAAACGGCCCCACATTGCCTGAGGTATCCACCGGACGAATCCAATAATAGGCCCGCTGATTGGCGACAAAACCCGTATGTTCAAAGCTATAGCTGCCCTGGCCAATGACCCCGGCCGTGCTGCGATCGTTGAGCCCCGACGTCCAGACCTCACAGTAGTCGTAATCCAGATCACCGGGCGGCGTCCAGAGCAGCGCAATCTTTTGCACGGTGCCGACGGCATAGAGGTTCGCGGCGGCGCTCGGCGGCGTCCCATCGCGGCCCGTCGTAATGGACACCTCGGGATCGGTAAACGCACTGAGGTTCGCCAGGCGATCAATCGCGGCAATCTTGGCAAACACCGTCACGTTGCCCGGCACAAAGATTTTGTAGGTACTATCAAACCGTCCCGGCTGCACCACGGTGGGGACATTCGGCGAGGCCACGCGAAAGACCAGTTGAAAGCCGTTCAAATCCTCTTCACCCTGGGGATCCCAATGGGCCATGACCCAGGTCATGACGGTCCCGTCCGCACTGGCATCCGTCCCCGTGGTGAGGCGGAGGCCCGTGGGCACGGCTGGCGGCGTATTGTCCAGTTTGTCCGCCGTGAGGGCCACCGGTGTAAAGGAGGCAATGGCACTCGGGATGCCAATGCCAAACGAGTCATAGGGAATAATCTGGACATAATAGGTAATGCCGGCGAGCAGATCAGGAATGAGCAGCACCTGGAAATCAATGCCGACCGTCTGATTGGGAATGGTGGGCGGGTTCCCGGCATCGAGCAACACCAGGAAATGATCAAAGTCCCGAGGGCGGATCCATTGCTTCCAATCAATCCGCACGGCCTCAAAGAGCGCCTGGGCTTCCGGCAAAATGTTACTCATGTCGGGCGGCGGATTGGTCACCACAATAACGGCGGGATCAAGCGACAAGAGCCCCGTATTGGTGACCGCCCACACCATCACCTGGAGATCGCGCCGCGCCCCGGCGTAGCCGCTGCGAATCTGGTCTTCTTCGTTTTGCTGATGGGTATACGTCCACTGTACGCTCTGGCCTGCGGGTGCCAGTGCCGCATTATAGGCACGCAGCAAGTAGAGTTGCCCCGGCGCCCAGACTTGCACTACATAGAAGGCCACAAAGAACGTCTCGCTAAACAGGGGGGAATCCGCGACAGCATCCCACTCGACATGCAGATCTCGTCCTTCCCAGAGACTGACACCCACGGCTTGCCCCTGGAGGCGGAGGTTCCGCGGCGTGGCGGGAAAGTAGCCTGGCGTCGTGGGGCCGGCAATATGAATGACCACTTCCCGCGCGCCGATATTATTGGGGACCCCCAGGTGCGAGATCGGGACGACGCGGTATTGATACGTGGAGCCACTAATGGCCGTATAGTCATCCCAATCAAGCACGTGCCCCCGCACCTGAGTAAGCGGCGTATAGTTATAGTTGGGGTCATTGGGGTCACTAATCGCTCCGGCACCAATCGTCCCAGCCTCCACCTGCCCCATTTGTCCCGTGGCCAGGAGCACGCGGCGCAAAATCATCGCCCCGCCATAGAGCGCATAGCCACTACTCAAGGGCGCCACGTCCCACGAGAGATTAATGACGCGCAGACTGGCGCCGCTCGTCTGAATCCGCGTCACTTCCGTCGCCACAAGGCTCAGGAGCGGCGGCGGCGGGCCTTCTGGGTTAAACAAGGTGGTAATGACCCCCAGCGGCGACGCCACGGCCTCATCATAGATACTTGGATTGTGAATCAGTGCTTCGAGGCTCACGGTCAAATCATTTTTGCGCCGCAGACTGGTCACGCGGAACGTGCGCGTATTGGCATTGGTTGCCAGTGTCCCAAACATGAATGTGGAGGTGCGCGGGACCGGGAAAAAACTGAGTTGGGCGGCCAGATAGAGCGTACGCGTCGGGCCGAGGGTAATGGTGAGCACCTCGCGGGCTTCGAGCGTATCGTCTTCGTGACGCACGTACACCACATACGTGAGGTCCTGCTCAAAGAGGCAATCTTCATCGACCTGGAGAATCGCGGCATCGGAGCCCTGCTGGATGCGCCCCGACGTGCCCCAGCCCGGCAAGGGATGGGCAAAGCGAAAGAGATCATGCATCTGCAACGGGAGCGCTTCGAGCGAACAGTCCATCTCTAGGAGCACATTTTCAAAGCGCCGCCGATTGAGTTCATACTGAAGGGCGCGCATGACCCGACTCGGCTTGGTCACCCCGCGCAAATCAAAACTGTGCTTATGGACCTCGGGCGGCCAGTTGGCCAGGGTGGGCCAGGTAATGACGTCTTGCTCAAAGTCCTGGTCCTCACTCGCAAAGCGCGCTTCCACCACGTTAATGGCATCGACGTCCTGAATATAGGTGAGGCGGACATTACTGACGGACGTCCAGGACAGGAGGCACGTCGGTGTTTCGTCGCGCGTCGGGCGCGGCGTCCACAACCCCGCTGTTTTGAGGAGAATGCCGCGCGAGCCGCCCATGGTTTCCAAGAAAAATTGCTGCGCGCGGGTTTCCCGGTCGAGCACGTAGTTGAGCGTATGGCGCCGCTCACCCTGCATTTGCTGGTCACAGTAGGCAGCGTAGAGGGCAAAGGCCGTGAGGTCTACCTCGCTATCCGGCACGCCCGTCCCGTAGCGCCGATTGGTGAGGGCGTCCAGGACGCACCAGGCAGGATTGTCCGACCACGTTTCCGGGACGGCGAGGGAGCCCACACGGACCTGACGCCCCCGCACCTCAACCGTGATATTGGGCAAGGCCCCGCGCAAGGCATCGGTGGCGAGTGCCCGCAAGCCCAGCCAGGCCGTATAGGGATAGGCATAGGTGTCAGGGACGTATTCGGTCACGCTCTCAAGCGCACTCTTATACCGCGCCCGGAGTTCGTCCGTATTCCCTGCCCGTAAGAACTGTACTTGAATATCGTAGGGCTGATACGTGAGCCCTTCGCGGCGGATCCCCAGACGCACCGCCGCCGTGCGGTCGGCATTCACCTGAAAGGGCGTCCACGCGGACCAACTGGCCGTGCCGCGCGGGGCATAGCGATACTGGAGCACGGCATTATTGCTGTGCTTTTCGCCCTTGTCGTTGAGAAAGTAGAGGCCCTCGGGCCAGGCCAGGTTGAGCACGAACGCATGCAGGGCAGCGTTGGAGGTATAAGTGAGGGGGCTCTCCCCGATGTCGCGGCCATCCGCAAACGTGTTGCGTGCGCCCCCAAACTCCGCAAAGGCCGGCTGGCTCGGCGTGCCGAGGCCCGTATAGACCTGCACGCCGGGGAAGTTCGCCAAGGGTTGCCCATTAATCTGGATCGTATCGGTCAAGATGGCGTCAATTGGACCTTCACAGAGCCCAATCATCAAGGTCAACGTGGGCGGATTGGTAATGGCCTGGTAGTTGCGCGAGCCTTGATTGTAGAGCATGGCCGTGCCACCGCCCTGGTAGGGATGCGTGATGCCCACGGCCCACGAGCTATCGAGGAGAAAGGTGTCGGCATCGGCCACGTGAATCGCCCAGGTGGTATTCACCTCGGTTTTGCCTTGGACCCCCTGGATCAACACAATCTGGCCAGTGACAAAGCCGTGATTGAGAGCGGTCACATAGACAATATCGGAAGGCTCCCCGTGCGTCACGTTGCTAATGGTAGCCGTGTGGGCCGTCGTGCCATCGTCGATGACCACGGAGGCCTGATCGACGGTGGCGAGGAGCAGTTGCCCACCAATCCGGTGGCGACCATACACGACCGGGACGACGGCGCCCGGTCCCACGGCGGTACGAATGCCCTCAAAGCTAAAAGTACGCTCGGCTTCCCCGCTCATCTGGTTTTGCTGGGGGAGCAGGAGGGGCTTGGGGCGAAAGAGAAAATGGGACGCCGCCGAAACTGCGAGGCCGATAATCAGACTGGCCACGGCCGGAATCCAGAATTCCGGGCCGCCCCACGCCGGCCAGAGCCAGATCTCATCCCCGACGTGCGGCACATACCGGGCGTAGTGCTCCGGGAGGATCGTCGCGCCGTTGACCGTGACGTGGTGGAAGGTTTCCCCCTCGGGCAGATAGGCGTCGAGCGGATCGCCCGCGGGGAAGACCTCTCGCTGCACGCGCAATTGGCCGTCCGCCGCCCGCAGGGGCGACAGGATCAGCACGCAGGTGACGGTGCCTACAGGAGCCGCCGCAACCGCGCAATTTGCATCAGGCGGGGTGCCCAACGCTTCGTCAACTCCATACATGTGCCAAGGTTCTTTCTGGTATGAACAAACTGTCGGCCATCACACACGACACCGACATGACTACTCGCCATGCCATGGGGACGGAAGATCAAAATATCCCACACTTGTACCAACATGAGGGGATCACGGGCATCCCCTTGAAACCAAATCTCTTGGACCTGCGCCGCCGCCGCTGCTGGATCGGCGTCCAGATCAATGCCCCAGCCTTTGCCATACAGATCCCGCAGGAGGTTCCAACAGTTATAGTCGTCATAACTGCGCCCGAGGATCGCATCCACAAGTGGGAAGATGTCAGGAACGACAATGCTATTCATAATAAAACTTTTCTAGCTAAGTCTTCTAGGAATATTAGGAAAACCTCCGGACTGTGTGAACCGTCGCTTCGGGATCGTGGCCGTGAGCGTAATCCCCTCGGCTTGCACATCCACGACGGCGCTGAGAAAATCCGTCGTCACCTGCACCACCTGGAAGACTTCGCCCGTGCCAAAGGGCGTCGCGTCGGGCTGCTGTGTATCAATCGGCCAGATAGTCACCTCCCAGCGGCTATCCGGCCCCCAGTAATGCTCCAACAACGAGATAAAGGCCTGATCCACATTGCCCACTGTGGCCCGCAGCCGCACTAAAGATTGACTCGTGGCGTCTTCCAGAGCGTCAACGTCAACGCTATAGCGGTTGTACCAGATGCCATGAAACTGAATATCCTGGTCATAATTAACCAAGCGATACGGGACCGGTGCCCCTGGTATTAATAGCTCGAAGAGCCATGTAATGACGTGGTCTGATTGGAGTTGGTTCTTTTCCCGCACCAGCGCCGCAGAGAGAATACGGGGCATTTAGTATTGTTCCTGTATGAGCACAACGAGATTAAAACGCCCGCGCCCTTGCGTGAAGACATCCGCCGCCTCGGGACCAATGAGCTTGACCGCGGGCTCCATCACATCCTGGGCAAAGCGCGCCGTGGCATTGGGGAGATAGGGCACCGCGATGGCACTCCCCGTCCCGCCCTGGGCCGCCGAGCCATTGAGCGCAAAGCTCGTGGAATCGAAGCGCGTGAGCGTCCAGAACCCGTTGAGCCCGGCATGCGTCGCACTGTTCAACCAGAGCCACTGATTGGTCACGTAGCTGTGCTGGAGCGTACAGACCACGGGCGTCGTGTTCGAGTAGTTGACGCGGTCCCCGCCCGTGCGGTGCAGCCACTCAAAGGACAGTACACCCAGACGCTGCTGGAGGAGGAAGTCCCGCAGGACGCGCATCTGCGGCGTCGTGAGTCCTAGGTATTCCAACTGATACTGGCGCAAGGACCGACTGTGCTTAGGACGTCGTATCGAATAGCCTTGGTCTGACTCAAACTCGTGCATCGGGTCTTGCACGGCGGCAACCGATATGCTTGACGGTATGGGATCAATCGGATAGACAGCCATCCTCATCCTCGACGTTAGCGCAGGGCCTGTAACGTCCGCGCAATGCGCGAACCTGATCCTTGACTTATTTCATTCAGAACTTCGTTGATAATGACAGATCTTCCGAGGGCACGTTCCCGCGCCGCCTCTTGTTCGGCCACAGCTCTGTTGGGCACGTTAATGACCGTGACGCCTGCAGCTTGGCCGCCGGCCGTTGGACCGGCCTGCATCGTGCCACTCATCAGCGCTTGCATCTGGGGCCGATTCAAGACGTATTCAGGATTCATCGCTGGATTTTCACCCGCAAGGATCATCGTGGGCTTATTAATGATGCCCCCGTGTTGCAATCCGCTGCCGCTCCAATTGCCCCCGACACCGGCCGCAATGGACCCGGTCGTCGCCCCCCCCGTGACCCCGCCGGTCACCCCTGGGGCAAAGACCGCGCCAATCGCCGTAATGCCGAGCCGAATCAGCGTGCGAAAGCCCTCGTTGAGGGCAATCTGGGCGACTGAATCGAGAATACTCTTGGCCATGAGCCGGAAGGCATCGCTCACGCGTTGTGTGCCATCAATAATGCTTTGGAGGCCCTGGGTGAGCGTCTGTGCGGCAGCATCGCCAATGCGCTCGGTGGCTTGCATGATCTCGTTAAAGCGCACTTGCGCGGTAATGGCTTGGAGGCGCGCTTCGCGCTCGGGGGTCACCTCTACGCCTTGCCGCCGCGCTTGTTCGCGCAAGCGCAGTTCCGGGCGTTCCTCACGGGGTGCACGCAACCGCTCCAGTTGCTCGGTCAGCGTCACGTCAAAGGCCGTACTGGCTCTGGCCTCTTTCATGGCCTCCAGTCCT